CCAGTGTGGCTGTGGGCAGATGGCTATGGATGCCCAGTTTATGCGTAAAGTTGTCGAGGGCCGCAGGGTTCTTGGCTTCCCATTTATAGTCACCAGCGGGTACAGGTGTTCAGAACACAATAACAAGGTATCCGGTTCGGGGTATAATGGCCCCCACACACTCGGTAGAGCGATTGATATTAAAGCAAACTCAAGGCAGAAGTTCCTTGTGATGAATTATTTCAGGGGTGAGGGCATGACGCGCTTCGGTGTGGCACGCTCATTTATTCATTTTGATGATTTAACGGAACATGATTTGTTCGATGAGGAAGTCGTATGGACGTACTAAAAAATGCATCAAGACACTTAGCACAAGGGATAAACTAATGCCGCCGTCAGAAGAAGGTTTGAACAAGATGAGCCAGCGTATAGATGATATTGAGGGCAGCGTGAAGGTGTTTCACGGGCAGATTAGAGCGCTTGGCGACAAGCTGGACAGTCATAACGATGCTCTCGAAAGGCACGTGGAGCATTTCAATGCTCACGAGGCTGAACAAGCTCACCGCCACAGACAGTTTCTGGATGCTCACACTGATAACACTGAAGCTATCACGCGGCTAACGAAAAGCGTGGCAGGGGTCATCGAGGTCTACCGAACAGCAAATAGCTTGGGTAGATTGCTTAAATGGGCTTCGGGTATTGCTATTGCGATTACCACCCTGCTTATATATTTAGAGAGGTAGGTTATGTTCGGTGAATACAAATTTGCACAATCATTATTTGCTGCATCATCCGCTGTGAAGCAGTGGCAGGAACTATGCCGCAAGGCAACTGTCTGGACCACAGTCGATAAGTCCGTAATTTTAACAAGCAGATGCGCGTAAGGGGATACCATGCCATTAGAGTCAACCACAACAATTGAAGGTCTTGATGATTCATACCCATTAGGTGGTGACCCCACTAATAAGGGCGATGACCACCTGCGGTTAATCAAGTCTGTTCTCAAGACCATGTTCCCCGGCGTGGGAGGTAATGGCTTCTCCATCCCAGTCGTAGCGACTGAGGTTGAGCTTAACTACCTCTCAGGGTTAACATCAAACGCTCAGGACCAGTTTGACGCTCTCGGTGTCAGCATTGCCGCGCTCACAGGTCAACTATCAGCACCGGCAGGCACTCGTATGCCGTTCCATCAGGCCGCAGCACCAACAGGATGGACACAGGACGCAAGCAAGAACGACTACATGCTGAGAGTTGTATCTGGGACCGGTGGCGCTGACGGTGGTACAGATAGCCCTATCCTGAATGACAAGGTGTCGGCTCATACCCACGTCATCAACATAACAGACCCCGGACACAGTCATAAACAAACTAATGATAATCTGACTGGTGTTGATAGTGATTATTATGGCGCTGGTGCTAGGTATGTTGCAGTTGGTCAGAACACCTCAACAGAGACAACAGGAGTTACCGCATCTGCAGACAATAATGCCGGGGCCTCAGACTGGACCCCAAAATATCTTGACGTTATCATAGCGGTTAAAGATTAATGGCGATTGATGTCGTCATTACATGCCCGCTAGGCTCGACCTGCGAGGAGATTGTGGACGGAAAGATTCACCGATGCGCATGGTACACTGAGATGAAGGGTACGGACGCGCAGGGCGAGGAGCATAACGATTGGAAGTGCGCTATGGCGTGGATGCCGATACTACAAGTGGAAGTGGCAGGAACCCAGAGAGGGGTGGCTGCGTCAGTAAATTCTATGCGAAATGAAAATGTCAAGAGACAGGACTTAGCACTTAAAGCAATGAACGAGGCGAGTACAGATGCCAGAATTATTAAACCTTAGAAATGCCGGGGTCAAGGGCATTAACTCTGACGTTAAGCCGTGGGAGTTGGAGGCTGAGTACATAACCTCTGGTGAAAACTTTCGCATCTTCTCGGGCGCGATACGTGCGTCTGGCGGTAGCACCACATGGACAACGGCAACAGCACCAAACTTACTTTCTGATGAGCTGGGTAACTTAATTGTTGATGAGCTAGGCAATCAGCTAGTTGATTCTTTGGACGGCACATTTAACCCCGGCTTTATCCTTCCCGTTGCATCAACATCTGCTGACTATTGGATTGCTGCTGGACGTAACGATGTTCAAGTGTTCGATGGTGCTACGTGGACCTCTATCGCCTCGGCAGAGGGTTACAACGGTGTAGGTGCAGGCGATGAACTGAATTGGACTGGGTGTATGCTTGGCTCAATCCCTGTCATTAATAACCCGCAGGCACAGCCAGAAGTCTGGGTCCCGCAATCACCGGGCCAGATATTAACACCCCTGCAGTTCGACGCTGCTAATACGTGGCAGGATAAGGGCTTTAGCTTTCAAGTTATCCGCTCGCACAAGAACTTCCTATTCGCTCTCAATTTATCAGAGGGCGCTACAGAGCTACCAAACTCATACAGATGGTCTACCGCTGCTGATATTAATGGTCTACCATTTACGTGGGACGAAACTGATTTATCAGCTCTGGCTGGTAAGGCTCAGATTGGTGGTGATGCGGGTACGATTATTGACGGGCTATCCCTGCGTGACGCTTTCGCTATCTACTCCGAGAACGCCATAACCATGCTTGACTTTACGGGCGACGAGTTCGTATGGAAAGCGCGTGAGCTATCATCAACCATTGGTCTACTAGCCAAGGATTGTGTGACAGAGGTTAAGGGTACGCATTTCTTCCTGTCTGATGGTGACATCGTCAGGAATGATGGCAACAAGATTGATTCAATTATCCACAACAGACTACGCAGAAGGCTGGCGAGTGGTATCAGTGAGGCCACGTTTACCAACTCATTCACGGTCAGAAATAACGCACTGAAAGAGGTGTGGTTTTGCGTACCTGAAGAGGATTCAATCTATCCAAACGTAGCGTATGTCTACAACTGGAAGGATGACTCGTGGGCTATACGTGACCTTCCCGAAGCCGGTGTAGCTTTCGCAGCTTACGGCTCACAGGCCGAGGCAACTACAACGTGGGACGCTTGGGATGGTAGCTGGGAGGCGCAACAGGGCGTGTGGGGTTCCAGACAGATTACCCCTCTCGACGACACAGTCATTGGTGTTGACAGCACAACGTCATCACTAATAGAGCTTGACCCTGCACTGCCAGCAACAGACTTAGGCACAGTCATCGAGCGTACCGACTTCCCGCTGGAGGGTCATCGTCAGGTCACAACAATCACAAGGCTATATCCTCACATAGAGGGCGCAGGTATGCTAGATATTCAGGTTGGCTCGCAGGATTATGCGGGCGCACCAATCAGGTGGCAGCCACCACAAAGATTCACGCCGGGAGTGGACAGAAAACTTGATGTTAGAACAACGGGCGAGCTGCACTGCTGGAGATTGTTATCAGTTGGCACTATCTCCTTTGATTTTAGCGGCATGGACGTAGAATACTCTAAAAGCGGGTTAAGATAATGTCTAGTATCAGTAATGAGCAGCCACCTGTAGATTTAGAGGTCACCCTCCGAGAGTACCTGTCAAGGCGATTCGTGGAGATTAACATAGCCCTGTCCAAGTCACAGAAGTTTCCTCCAATCTACGTACTGCCTGCCAAGCCGCAGGACGGTAACGTGGAATATTTTGGGCAGACAATTGGCACAACTATCACCTCGGTAGGTTTCTGGGGTTATGAGAATGGGGTTTGGGTAAAATTATGAGTACAATCGTCGCGTTAGTGCCGAGAACAATGATTGAGTATGTCTGGGATGAGTGCATTCCATTTCTGGAAATGGTGCTTGCTAAAGCGCCTGCAGACATAGGGCTTGACAGAGTGTATAATAGATGCCTATCAGGTGACACTATGCTTGTAGTCATACTTGATGGCTCTGAGATTATTGCCGTTAACACGATGGAAGTGCGGGAGCTGGACTCCGGCAACAAAATCTTGTTCTTGCCGATTATCGGTGGTAGCAGGACCGAAGAGTGGCAGGACCGATTTATTGATTTAGCCCACGAGATTGCGCGACATCACGATTGTATCGAACTGAGGGGCATGGCTGTTAGAAAGGCATGGCTTAGAAAATTATCACGTTACGGATTTGAAGAACACTTCGTAACATTAAAATGCAAAGTGAAGGAGTAACCTATGGGTGGTTCAGCGAGCGGCAGTAAGAGCAAGAGCAAGTCAGAATTCCAAGACAAGGTTTGGGGCGGTCAGTCAGGCGCACTGCAAGACCTGTACGGTAACGCGCAGGACTTGTTCAATCAAACAAACACCGGTATGCAGGGCCTACAGCCCGGTGCTACACAGAATATGCAGGACACGTACAATCAGGTCAGCCCCGCTTACCAAGAGCAGTTACAGGGTGGAGCCTACAGGGACATGGGATTGCAGAACCAGTTAATGAGTTCACTCAACCAGTCCATGAACCAGCCCTCCGCTATGTCGCAGATAAACGCGATGGTAATGGGCGGAGAAGGCAATAACTACGCCGACGCAATGAAACAGAGCTACATTTCTGATGCCAACAGGGCGCAGGAGAAGATGCTGGCCAATATGGACGCACGAGCAGCGGCAAGTGGAATGTCTGGTGGTTCACGTCACGGGATAGCTACAGGTCTAGGTATGGAAAGTATCAATGACCAGTTGCAGAAAAACCTAGCCCAAACAGGCTACAGCACATTTGATAAGGACCTTCAGCGCAAACTAGATATTGCGCAACAGGCCGACCAAGGCAACCTCGCAAGACAACAGATGATGTCCGGTATGATTGGGCAACAGAATCAATCTCAGCAGGGCGCTATTCAGGGTGGACAGAACATGCAGAACATCAACATGGGGCAGTACGCTCCACAGATGATGCCGTGGGATGCGATGTCACAATACAGCAACGTGATTGGTAGGCCGACAATCTTAGGCTCCGGGTCACAGTCCGGTAGCGCTGGCAGCCTGTCTGCTAGTGGCGGTGTTGGAGGGGGCAAGTAATGAATTACTTTGACTACAAAAATAACGGTATGAGCCTTGGCGGTGAGATGCCTTATGGCGTTATGGCTTCGGATATGAACCAGCCACAGCCTTATGGCGTGATGGCCCCGCAGCAGCCTTATGGCGGCATGGACATGAGCCAGCCTTATGGTGGTTCACAGTTACCCGGAACACAGCCTACGCTTGGCTCTGAAGGTGACATGAGTATGTTTGAACCAACTGATGACTCACCATTGCCTAACTTTGACAAGTACATGGACAGAGGTCTTGAGGCTGGAAAAATGTACAGAGACGTATCTGGCGATGGCATGAGTATCGCGCAGATGAGGCAGTTGTCTCAGCGTGGCCAGCCTGAGTATCAAGATTTCATGGGTGGGGGCAGTGGATATTTAGGACTCCCTTACGGCTTATTAGGAGGATAATTCATGCAACCTACAGACTACCAAAGGCGTTCCCCTGAGTATGCGCAGTATTACTACGCTAGGGCAAAGGAAGATAATCAGCGGGCGTATGAGCAGCAGCAACGAGCTGAGTTAGCTAAATGGGCCAAGACCAGCGGCTACCTCGGAAGTGAGGGTCAACAGGGATTGCCATCAGCCAACCCTGCCCTTCAAACTCAACCCGGCACAGGTGTTTATGCCGATGACTTTGACCCGCAGCGCCGCGAGATGATGCTCCGCAACAGGGATTTACTCATGAGTGGCAGTAAGGCGCTACAGGAGCAAGGTTTGAGCCAGATGGGCACGATGCAGACATCTCGTAACTCAGGCATTAATACCATCGACCTAGAACGATGGAAGAAAGATAATATTCCTTTGAAAGCCGATACCAAGCTAGAGCAGCTTAACCAATACAAGCAGCGGCTAATAAATGCAGGCCAAGACACGACTGCAGTTGACGCTGCAATCTACAAGGAGTCAACTCATGGCAAGTTAGTTGATATAGACATGGGTGATGATAACCGGATGAGTGGCGTTCTTACCCCTGAACATAAAGCCCAGCTAAACCTTGACCCTAAATCTGCATACGTGTGGAATAGTCAGGGCATCCCTACGGCTGTTAAGCCTAGTTCATTCTCCGATGCACAGCTTAAATCAGGGACTTTTGCTGAGAGAATGGAGAACTCCAGAAATACAGTCTCAAGCCTACTCTCTACGGACTTCGACCCGACGCAGCTTATCCAGTACATTGGCGATAATGCCGGGGTTCTAGGTAACTATACGCTATCCGACCAACAGCAGATGTTTATTCAGGCATCTCATGACTGGATTAGAGCTAAGCTGCGTAAAGAGTCAGGCGCTGTCATCGCTAAAGAGGAAATGCAGAAAGAGTACGCGACCTACTTCCCTATGCCCGGAGACTCTGCTGCAGTCATGAAACAGAAAGCTGGAGCAAGAAAAATTGCCGAGAAGGGCATGGCTAGAGAGAGTGGCGGTGCATTCACTGTCACGGATGAGGTGATACCAGATAATGACTACCCTCAAGCTCCTGCCGGACTATCTCCAGAGGACCAAGCTATATATGATGCAGTTATGGGGGGTGTGTAATGGAAGCGGATAGCAAGCTAGCGCAGGCCCTTATTCGGGCAAAAAAAGATGGTGACGACGAGCGGGCGATGAGCATTGCTCGTATCATAGTATCGCAGCATGAGGAGGCCCGCTTAGAAGATAGGAAGCCTGAAGAGGAGTTTGACCTAGCGTCTATACCTTCACATCTACCTCAGTCAGGAGCAGATTATGCTGTTGATACAGCCAGCGCGGTTATGAGTCCTATCGATACAGGCAAGGCAATAATTCAGGCTGCAGGTGGCGCGGTAAGCAAAATACCAATGCTGGGGGATACCTTCCCGAAACTGAAAGAGTACGAGCCTATGGCTGATGCTATGGGTGATTTTTATAGTGAGAGGTATGGCTCGGCTGATGATTTCGGGCGAACAGTTACCAATGACCCTGTAGGCGCACTGGCCGACTTCAGTGTTATTGGCGGACTTATTCCTAAGGCTGGCAAGCTGGCTCTGGCGAGTAACCCAGCAAACTTGGCGTACAACACCGCCAAGAAGGCCGTACAAAAAGCTATACCTGACAGTTTTCCTTCAAAACAGTATCAGTCGGCGGTTAACTTTGACACTGTAACCAGCCCGAAGGATAAGGAGCGCATGGTTAACGCCGCGCTTGAGCATGGCATACTTCCAAATGAAGGCGGTATTGACAAGGCGATGGCGAAGATTGCAGAGTTGGGTGAACAAATACGTCAAGGAGTCCAAGGCGCTGAAGGCTCTGTTCCTCGTCAGGCTCTGTTTACGGGTGTTAACAATGTCCGCAGTGAGCTTGGTGGAACAAGAATTGAAGCTCCAAGAGATTTGGCCTTGGTGGATAGATACGTCAAAAAATACAATAAGTACCTTCAGGATGCCGGGTTTGATGAGCTGACAGCCTCACAGCTGCAGGACTTAAAACAAAGCGTCTGGGGTGAGATTTATTCCGATAGGGTAAAACAGAAAACATTTAAAGCTGTCGATAAGACCCGTGAAGCTATAGGCCAGAAAGCCGGAGAACTGGTTGAGGAGTTGGCTCCCGGCACTAAGGAGCTTAACCGTCAACAAGGTGGACTGCTTGAGCTTATGAAACAGCTGCCTAAGAAGTCGCAGCGGATAGCTAACAGGAACAATATATCCTTGCAGGCAGGTACAAATACTACAGCAGGCTACTTGCTGGGTAAGGCGCTTGAAATGCCTGTGCTGGGCACA